TTAGTTATAGCACAGGAGCGCAACCTGGCTGAGATAGGGTGCACCTTTAGGCTTTCCCAGTACGTTCTCCAGCATTCTGGTCAGGCTAGCAATCTGTTGATCCTTTGTATTTAGCTGCTGCGAAAACAATTCTCGCATTTGGCTCAATTCGAATTCTAATTGCTGAATTACTTGCTGACCAAAGGCTTGTGGCTCTTGTTTTGTTGAAATCATAGAACCGTCTCCTGATAGAATCCAGTCAGTACTTACTGTTGGATATTCTCGTTTGATAGCATCTAAAACCTTGGAGCCAGGCTTGTGTACATCTTTAACGATGCCGTTGATTACGGTCGATGAAACCCCAATTTTTTGGGCAAAAGCATTCTTGGACAGGCCTAAATGCTGAATTAGGGCATTTGCTCTTTCTCCGGGAGTGTTCATAATAGCAAATTAATTGGTTCGACAATTACTATAGGGGTTTGGTCGGCAAATAGGGTGATTTTAAAGTCACCATCGTGAGCGAAGTACTCGTTGGTGTATTTTCCACTATGGTACTGCTTGTCCGCGAAAAAGCGCTTTGCGCTAAGGCTAGACGTGGAATATGATCTTCGGCCATTACCTACTTCTTTTGTTACCCAGGCTGTATTGAGACGTTGCTTGTATCTCTTGGTTGTCGCAAGCCATGTGTTCCTCTGTGTAGGTAGCAAGTGGTTAGAAATATACTTTTCATATTCAATATTGTCTAGAACTACAACTGGTATTGTTAAAACATTGACTTCTAGATTTTTACAATTAATTTCAACTTCCACTAAGTTGTTTAAATCAGACGTATAAACCCAAGGGCGAAAGGCGAATAGTGCTTTGTTTCCCTTAAGGCTTACACAGGCTTCCTTTTCGTTTATATGAGGTTTTTCTCTAACCCTACTATTACCCTGCTTTGCTATAATATTTACATCATAGAAATTAATAGATGAATTTGCAATGACTTCAAATTCAATGAGTTCCTTGTTTATCCGTTTTAAATAAATAGTGTCTCCAAGCTTGTAGACTTTTCCTTTAGTCTTGATTATTGGGTCTTCATATACTACTGGTTGCGATATTTTATTATCATCTATTCCATGTATCTTTCTTATATTAAATGACAGATTATCAGATGGTTGTCCAATATTCGCTGAGCTTGTTGGCTTATCTCGTTGCCATATATACATCTGCACTGCTCTAAAAGAGACGAATAGCGCAAATCCTATAAATATATATTGTAAAATCTTTTTCATGTAATTTTCTGTAAGTCAACTAATTGTAAATAATTATCAAATAATATTAAATATAAATTTCTAATATTAGAAATTTAAGTCTAACATTGCCCAATGATTTCTCGCTGACTGTGCAATATTATCACAAAGGCAGTTGAAATCTAGCAATAAACTTTACAAACGGACTTATTTTCTTATGAGCACAATCCAAGAGCATTACGACCGATTGCGCCAGGAGGATCTGGCAAAGTGGGGAGCTATGAACGGGCAATTAGCCTCTCGACTCCATATGCGTAGCGACTGCCTAACCTATTTCCGGCGCTCGATCCTAGAGAAAGAGGCAAAGCAGGAGGAACGGCTGGACTTGTCTATGTTACCTGCTTGGATTGTGCGTCAATTTGTCGATTTCTTAGGCTTTACGTGGGAAGATATTTGGGCCAATCACATACCTGCCTTACAGGATTTAGAGCCCGCCGAATAATGCAAGACCTTACCAATAACGTGCAACCGTGGGCGGCATTCGGCCTCATAATCGGCCTAAATGTTTTGTCCTTTTTGTGCCTCCTGGCCTGGCTTACTTTTCGGGACAATTTCAAACAGGCCGATTAACCTTATACAGACCATGACCACACACCCCACACTAGACCGGGAGCAGATTGAGGCTCTACCGGATGAACAGGTGGCTAACGTCTATGAAAAGGCCAAAAGCCAGTTGGATAGCCTGCTGAGTAGAGTGGAGACCGATAACCAGGCCAAAGCGATACTCCAGGCAAACATTACAGCGGCTAGGCTCCAGTACATCATGCTACGTTTTCGGCGCTATCCGAAGCACTTTGCAAAGGTCAATCTGGCAGCGTAAACCAGGAGCCAGCCCGCTCGACAAAAAGGGTAAGGTGGTAGGCTCAGCCGGTGAGCCATGCCTGGCAGGGTGCCAGGTATTTAACGGGTTCGACTCCCGGCCACCTGCAAAGCTAATGGAGTTAGGAATTAGGTATTCCGGTGTTGGTGGCTTGGTTTCAGGCCACCAACCTAACCAAGCCAATTCTTGACGTATATATAACACCGTTAGTTATATAGTCACTGCTAGGAGCTCACGGCAGTATGATTTTACTACCCGCAAAAAAATCAGCCCACAAGGCTGGCCGGTATCACTGTGCCATTTTGGCACGTTTTTTTGAGCCGGTGCCAGTTACTCCTGCTGTTAATCCCTTGTCATTCAACTATTTGACAACATTTTGATAACAAGAATAACGGTTTGAATAACTTATTTTTTTGTAGAGTCTTTCCCTAACTGAATAACTGACTTTCAGAGGCCTGAAAACGGCCAAAAGCAGCCCAAAAAATGAGCCCAAAAATCCGAATTGGCCACCAGCGGCCACCATGAGCCCACTAGGCAACGATCTTTTTTTGACCTGGCTAAAACACGTTAAACACCCTAAAAGGGCTTAAATCGAACAAAATGCCACCCCATTCCAGGCCAGCACCGGCCAGCAGCGACAACGGGGCAACCCGCTAAAAAGTAACCTGAAAAAATGGCCCAAATTTTCAAAATGACAGCAGGGCCAAAATGGAGCTCCACAAGGCACGATCTTTTTTTAGCCTGGCTCAACTAAGACAATACACAGTAAATAGCTCTACGGGGCTAAAATCAAGCAATTCCTATCAACCATGAACACATCAGCCAATCAGTCGTACACGATTCCAGGCCAGCGCCAACCAGGCTACCAATTTGTAGGCGACCGCGATTTAAGCACCTACCGCTGGAAAATCTTTATGAGGCCGGAATGGAACCGAGTAAAAGGCAGCGACGATAAAATCATAGAGGGCTATTCTAAGGACGTTAGGAGTAAAGAGAAAGAGGACAAGCAGCAATTACTCCAGGATTGCATCAGCCGACTGGCCAACAAAGGATACTTGGATGGGTGTTGGTACTGGGTCATTTTCAAACGCGAGTTTACCCACAAAGACGCGGATACGGTCATTCTGGAGCTGAATCCGCACGGCTACATGGCCCACGATTACCTAACCTTAGATCTGGCCACCTTAAGCTGGTTAGACCGGCTCTTTACCGCTCGGAAAACCAACACGCAGGGCATACTGGATTATAAGCATTTACTACCCCCACGGACAACCCCACAGCAGCAACTCAAAGAAGATTTCCGCTTTAGCCTGGAGCGCTTTCCAAACCAGGACGCGCTGGCCACGTATTGCCGGGAGGTGCTGCTAAAAAAGTACGCCAGAAACCAGGTCGTGGGTTTTTATCATAACTACGTGGGAAGATACACCACCAGCCAGCAGCAGCCACCAGCCGGGGCCGTGGTGCTTGGTGGCGACAAAGACAACGAACGGGCCGCACAGTTGGCCCAAAATGCAATGGCCAACCTAGCCCAAAGATTCACGCGGGCAAAATGAAAGTGCCGCTTTACGTTTACCGGAGTGGTATGGTGGCGCTGCTTCAACTAATCCACCATCCGAGCCAGTACAGCCTGGCCGACGCCCTAAACACCCTTACCCTGGACGAGCTGGTATTGATCGAGTGGCGGGGCAAGATTACCACCCACAACCTACTCACCTGGCAACTCCGAGAACACAACAAAAGGTATACCGTAAACCTACCCGTTTCGGTAGCCGTGGCGCTCTGGAAAGCGCTCCGGAGGGTGCCACTTTCTCCCGATCTGCAAGAGCTCTCGGATGAGCTGGACAGACAGTTAACAAACGCAGGATTCTCCATTAAAAACCTAACATTTCAAGACCATGATTAAAGCCGTTTTATCCTTTCCGGTGCTGCTATTGGTGGGCCTGGTGCTGGCCTTTTGGCTCCTGGTGGCCATTGGCTCGGTGGTGCTGCTGGCCTTTTGTCTCAGCCCGATTTTAAGCCTGTTCGATGAGTTTTTTAACGCGCAATCAGTACCCTCTAAATACGCTCATTATGACGCCTAACCAAGCAATGACCGAACAGGAGCGGGACAACCAAGAGATTCAAGAATCGCTCCTAATTCCGAACCGGTCAGCTAAAGCGCCTACCAGGCCAGTCTGCCGGTGTACCTATTGCGCTAGCCGGTGGCTGGAGCCGAAGCCATCGGGCAAAGTTACCACCCGGTTACGTTACCCACTGGCCATACAGTTCAACCCGATAATCAGCGTACCAGAACACCCTTAACTTTATGACTATCTGGCCATCGAAAGAGACCAGGCTAACCAACCAGAACCATGTTAGAAATTCGTTACAAAACCTCTCAAAAAAAGTACGCGTTTAAGAAAGTCGAGAATGTACTGGCCATACAGCCGCTACTAGCCGGTTCGTCGCTGGTGCGGGTTAAAGAGACGGATCCGGAGCGGTATGAGGTTGTAAGCATCGAACCAGCCCTATACTATGGCATTTTTCGGGCCGTTAACACCACCGGCAATGTGGAGGCCATTGGCTACCTGGATACGAACGTGGGCGGGGCCATTATGTGGGAGGAGGTTTCTGGAAATTTCCTTTTGGTGAACTATCCAGCTTATAAACAGATCTGCCAACTTACAGATATTGAACCCGCTGACTTTGCTACTTATGTAGAGAAGTATACTACTAATGGGCTGCTAGTAAATGAGTAAACTAAAAAAGGACGCGGTCACTCAACCGCGTCCTTGCAGAAAAATTGACACCTTTTTCTATAGCCACCGTACAATGAGCGCTACAAGGAATAAAAGTGCTATTAAATTTAATCGACGTAGAACTAGAAAAGGTAGCAATATGAGTACAGTAACTACCTTGTTTGTCAAGCTTCTGTATTCAATGTCTATGCCATCAATTAGTAGGTGAACGTACGCAAAATAGCCTATTCCCACTAGTAAAATAGCTCCAAAAAACAGCAACCAAAATTTAGGTTGCCCCATTGTAACACCTTGATCTATATAAGATTCATAGTGCTGTTTGAGAAGTTGATAATCAATCATAATTCAATTAAGGGCATGGTTGATTATATGCATCACTGTAAGCATTATAGGCTTTTTCAATCTCAGCAGCGATGTCGCCTTGTACGCCTGATATACAAGCACTCAAATTTAAATTATTATACATTTGACCATATAGTAAACCTCTTGCGGCTGACCGAAATGTAGCACTAACATTGGCACCCATGAACTGTGCTATAGAGGTAAAAGACAGCCCGCCAGCTAGTGCCGCAAGTGCTTCTCCACTAATATTATGTTGAACGCCACATTGAGTAATTTTATTAAGGTAATCCACCTCTAAATCTTGAGCTTTCAAAAGGTAAGCCCTTAGTGCTTGGTGTTGGCATCTGTTGTTTATGACGACTTTACCAGAAAGATTAAATATTCTTTTTTTGATAGGGTCATCACCTAGATCAGCCTCATATGCACGAATGAACTCAGGGTTGTCAATTCCTGCTCCAGAGCCTTGACTAGGCCCTCCACCCTCACCAGGATTTGTTTGACCGTCATCATAGCATTGATGATAAAGATATTCGCCAACCAAATCCCAGGGGCCGCATGAGTGGTATTCGCCTCCGTGCCCATACCAAGGCGGTGTACAAGTACTGTTAGGACCAGCGTGAGTAGTCGTTCCAAACAATACAGCGCTCATGCCTGATTCGCCGGTTTCGCCTAGATTATAGCAATAAGAAGACCATTGGCACGAGGTGTAGACTTCACACACAATTCCTCTGGCATTTGCTTTAGTACCATTAGAGATAGGTTTCATGGTTGCTTCCCTTTTACCGTTCAGGTAGCTACTTCCCCCAATAAACTCCCCATCCCATGTCCACATGACGACTTTACCTGTAAAATCACTTTTGTTGACCCCACTTCTATGTGTGCTCAGGTAGTCTTGGCTGGGACTAACTTCTTTAATGTTTTCTTTAGTTTGGCCTGCTTGATTGTATATAACTAGTGAGGGTCTAACTGCATCAATCGACTTTAAATTGCTTCCTGAACCAGTAATCCACTTCACTCGCTTACTGGCTTGTAAAGGTACTTCGACGTAACTTTCACCAGTAGGAGCTGTTCCTTCGAATGCCTCCTCCCAGAGCGGCACCATATTTTTAAATCTAGACGCTTTTGCACGCCCTTTGCCCGATAGTGTGTTATATTGTGAGTGGCGGGCGAACCAACTCCGGGCAGTCTGTATACTTAGTTTGCTAGAACCATACTCTACAGATGGTATATCCAACTGCTTAGTACAGGAAAGTACGGCCACGACCAATAGTAGGCACACGGCTTGGATAAATTTAGATGTTCCTTGCATTACAATTAAGCGTTTAAAAGTTTATGCAAGTTTATTCAATGGTTTAATTAGCAATTAAATTGGCATTTAACGAATTTATTATGAGTAAATGTTTACAATTAATTAAATTTTAATACATTTTATATGATTATTCTTCAATTAATAGGAGGATAAGTCATAGTTAATTATAAGGGTAGATGTTCGCCAGCCAGCTCTCGCCAGGGCTGGCTTTTTTGTGTCCTTTCGGCTGGCCTGACCAGGGGTGAGCTTTGCCCCATGAAACAGCTATTTACTACCGTCTGGAATTTCATCCGGAGCAATTCAGCCCGCTTTGTCTGGGAGCTGGTGGCCGTGGCGCTAGGCATCGGCATTACCTATTTGATTAGCCGGTTTACGGGCCAGCAAACGCTCCAGGCCTGCCAGGATGAGCGGGCCGAACTGCTCCGAAAGAATGCCACCGGCCAGGCCTTTGCCGACTCGGTAAAATGGAGCGCCGTAGTGAGTGAAAAAACCCAACAAATCAACCGCCTACAAAATGAACTACTTTATTTCCGTGAAAAGAACGCTCTTGATTCTGCTGCTGCTGTTACCGAGCTGGAAACTATGCGGGCAATCAACGCCCGGTACAAAAGCAAAACCGGCCACCGATAGCCTGGCCGTGGCCGTGGAGTTGATCCACAACGCCAAAAACATCCAGCAGGATCTAATCCGGCTCGATTGGGCCATAAAACGGGAGGTAGTCTACAAGGCTCAACTATCCGAGCAAGAGACCGCAAACCAGCGGCTCACGGGCCAGCTCCAGAACTGCCAGCAGACGAACGGCCAGCTCACCACCCAACTAACCACCAGTAAACAGGCGCTCCAGGAGCAGACGCTAAAAACCAAAACCGCCAAACTGGAAATTTGGGCCATGCGGGTGGCCGTGGCGCTCTACGTAGCGGGCAAACTAAAGGGCGTTTTGCCGTAACAAACCGTCCTTTTCGGCAGGTGCTCCACCGGCCAACTTTGAGCGCTGAACAAAATCAATCAATCGACCATCAATTATGGCGCTCAAACTAGTACGGTTTTCAACCGATTCAGACGGGCCGGCACGGCAGGTTTCTATCAATCCGGAGTACGTGGCCACCGTGGAGCAGGATATGGCCAAACCTGGCCAAATCTGCCACCTGACAATGGTAAACGGCCAATATTACCGGATCCTGGAGCCGGAGGAAATAGCCAATAAACGGCTCCAGTATGGCAGCTAATACGATCAGCAGGCGGGCCATGTTTGCCGAGATCCACCAGGACACCCTGGAGGGCGGCAGAAACCACGTTTTTAGCCTTAAGTACGTCAAAAAGGACAGTACGGTAGGCTATAAAGCCAGGGTTCGCAAATGCGCCAAAAACCTGCCAGGAGAGCGGGGCTATCGGGGTAACATCAACCTAAACCACGTGCTGCTCCTGGAAAACCTGGAGGCCAATAAACAGCCGTTCGAGCTGGCTATTGATCTAATCACGCACTACAACGGCCTACGGGTCGTACACACCTTTTAATTCCAAACAATGGAGTGGATTTCTGAAAACGCGTTTGTTATTCCGAGCGATAGAAACGGGGCGCTGCTCCAGCTCACCGACGGACGCGATCAATTTTTCGGTACTAGCCTGCTGCTCTCCCGGCAGTATGGTTTAGATCATATTCCCTGGGGGGCCGAAGATAACCAGCCCCAACAAATGGCCAGGATGGTGGAGAAAAACAACCAGGTACGGCCACTCCTGGAGGCCAGCCGGGATATGATTTACGGCACAGGCATAGGCTTTTTTCGACAGATCCAGGAGGGGAACACCATCCACCTGGAGCCCTACCAGGACGAACGGCTAACCGATTGGGTGTACCAAACCGAGCTGGCCAATTACATGATTGCGGCCATTAACGAGCGGGTGACGAATGCCAACCACTGGACACGGTTCGAGTTCACGCCGGAGGGGGTGCCACTGCTCTCGGTATCCGATGGCTTCACCACGCGAATAGGCAGGCCGGTAGGGGGTAAAATAACCCACTATCTGCAAAACGCGGCCTTTGGGGAGGGGTGGGGAGCCGTGGCCACCAGCAGCGAAAAGCTACCCGCGTTTGATCGGGTAAACCCGCTCCGGCACATCGTTAGTCTGTTCCATAGCCGGGAGCACATTTCTGGCAATCCATACTACGCGTTTCCCTCCTGGTGGTGCAGTAAAGACTGGATCGAGGTGGCCAACCTAATACCGCTCTTTCACAAATCCGGCCTTAAGAATGGGTACAATATCAAGTACCTAATCAAGATGCCAAAGGACTACTTCGATAAGGAGGGCGGCAAGGATCTGGAGCCCAAAGAAATCCGTAAAAAGTGGGCGGCATTCGGGGAGAACCTGAAACAATGGCTTTCCGGAGTGGACAACGTGAATAAATCGCTCCTGGTGCGGTATCTGCGGGGGGATGATGGCAAAGCGCTGGAGAGTATTGATGTGGTGCCGTTGAAAAATGAAATGTCCGACGACGCCTATAACAAGGTTTGGGAAATGGCCAATATTTCTATTACCAACGCTGCCGGGATCCTGCCGGTTTTAGGGGGCGTAACACCAGGCAGCAAGAGCGGAGACAGTGGAAGCCAGGTGAGAACCGTGGCCGACTATCAACAGCATTTCAGGACGCCCGTACAACGCCAGATTTTGCTGGAGCCAGTCCGGATGGCGCTCCGGATTATGAATTTTAAAGACGTTGTGCCAGCCTTTAAAGAGGTGCAACTAACGACGCTCGACAAGAACCCCACCGGCAAACAGGCCGTAGTTAACCACGCCAGCTAATGCTCACCAAAGAGATTTTAAAACAGCAGCTCGGAGGCATAAACGCCAAAATTGATTTCCAGACCGTGGAGCCGTTCGTTCGATTTGCGGAGCGCTGGTTTCGGGAGCAGGTGGGCCAGGAGCTGCTGGATTACCTGGCCAGCCTGACCGCTCCCGGCATTGGCCAGGACGAGGCCGAATTGATCGACCTGGCCCAATCCTGTATGAGTTGGCGCTGCTATGAGCTGGCTTTTCCCCACCTAAAGTTACGGGTGGGTGATTTAGGGATTCAGAAGCTAAACACCACTAACGCGGTGGCCGTGGCTAAGTGGGAGTACGTGGACAGCCGGGAGGCTAACCTGGCCATGTTAGACCTGGCATTAGAAAACTTTTGGAGCGCCGTGGAGCGGATCCGGCCAGCGGCCTGGACAGGTTCAGCAGCCTACAAAAAGCGCCAGGGTGTATGGATCCGGAGCGCCGGGGAACTGGCCGAACATATCCCGACGCTGGGCCGCAAGAGCCGGTTATTTGACCAGCTCCTAACCTACATCCGACGCGCCGAAGCGGTGTATATAAAGCCGGTACTTACCGACGCGGTGTATAAACAGCTAAAACAGCGCTGGAGCGATCCGGAGGCCGACCTAACCGAACCGGAGCAGGAGCTGCTGGAGCGGATCCGGCCCGCGCTGGCTCACCTGGCTCTATTCGAGGCTTACCCCTACTTACCGCTCACGCTCGACACCACCGGCATAACCGAGCGCCGTAGTAAGGATGGCACGATGGAGGAGGTAGCACCGAGCGCCGACAGCAGGGGCACCCAAAAACGGCAGCTCTACCAGGATGGCCAGTTTTACCTTTCAGAGCTGGCCGACTACCTAAACGACACGGCCAGCGCCCACCAGTGGGCGGGCTTTTACCAGGCCAACCAGGCCCGCAATGGCCAGCCGGAGGCCGATGATTTTACGCATTCCTCTTTAGTAATTCTTTAACTAGTCAATCCATGCAATCAGTAAACAACAACCACGACCAGGGCGGGGAAACGCCCACCAATTTCGACCAGGTAGCCGACGCGATCCAGGAGCGTAAACGCCAGCTAGAGCTGGAGGAGCAGGAGCTGGAGCGTAAACGGTTCGAGGCCCAACAGGCCGAACGGGAGCGCAAACTTGACGCCTACAACGCGCTCCGGGACGACGCCAACGGATTCCGTGCCACAGCGGCCAAAGAGACCGACGAAGCCAGCAAAAAAACCTATGTGCAGTGGGCGCTCGATGCCGACCGGCAGGCCGTGCAACTGGCCAGAGAGCTAGGCCTGGCCATCGAAGAACCGGAGCCGGAGCTGGAGCCCACCACCCTGGAGAAAGTAACCAGCCTGCTCCGGCATCGGGTGGGGGCGCTGGTGCAAATGATTTTGTTAGGGGCGGCTATCATGTGGGCCAGCACCAACTTTGAGAGTATTGGCCAGCACATCCAGGAGCTAAACAAATCGCTCCCGGTAGAGCAGCAAATGAACGCCTACGACCTGACGAGCAATCAAAAATTCTTTTTTGAGAAGTACGTGGAGTTTTGGGATTTGCCGGTGGGCCTGTTTAAACTCCTAATCCTGGTGCCGTTCGTGGGGCTCTACCTGCTCCCGTTTATCCGGAGCCGCAAGGATTTTTTTACCGAGTTTTTCGAGGATCTAACACCCTACCAGAGATGCGTCATTACGCTGGCTTTTGTGGCCTTATTTATTTTGCATTCTGCCTTGTCGCACGGGGTCAAACCGTAACAAAGCAGCCGGTGGCCACCCGACAGGTGGCCACCCTTAAGCCGGTAAAAACGGTGGCTTATCCGCTCAAACCGATCAGCCTGGACGAGACGATTTTACGCCAGGCCATCCTGGATTCCGCTGCGGCATTCGTCGGTATGGTGGAGCTCACTAACCACAATGACGCGCCGTGGATTACCAAGATAAACGCCTACAACGGTCTACCGATCCGGAGCGCCTACTGCGCGAGTGGATTCTACTACGCCCACCGGGTCAACGGGGTACGGTTGCCGGTGCGGGCGCTGGGGGCGGTGAGCTCTTATTTTGCGGTTCCGGCTAAAATCATCTATCGACGCAACCAGCGGGGAAACCAACGGCTGGGAGTGATGCCGCGCCGAATGGATGCCGTGAGCATTTACACCAGCCACATAGAGGGGTTAGTGGATGACGTTTGGGATCCGGATGAGGAATATGTAACGCTAATCGGGTTCAACACCTCCGGAGGCCGGGGCACCAAATACGGCTGCTACATTAACCGGAGACGCAAGAGCGAAATTAAATTTATTGCCAACTGGCTCACGCCTTTTTTAACCACCTATAAACCACAGTAACCACCACAATGGACGCACTACCCAAACAAAAAATGGCCTCCTTTACCATGTGGGCGCTGCTTACCCTCCTGGGTTTAGCGGTGGCCGGATGGGAGTTTGGATGCCGGTTAATGGCTCTCCTGTTTGCCGAATAGTTCACCCTCTTTTATGCCAATCAAAAACCCATGAGATACTTTTTTTACACCCTGCTCCGGTGGCTGCTTTGCCTGCTGGAGTTCGCCGTGGCCGTACTCTACTGGCTACCCGTTCGGCTCCTTTGGGGTAAGAACACCTTTGATTACGTAGTCGAATATCTGAGCTTAAAAGGGTGGCTTAAAAAGCACCTGGGCAACTAATGCAGACAATCCAATTCGATGGCCAGGCCTACCAGTTGCCGGAGGCCTGGCAGGAGCTCGACCCGAACCACCTGCCGGAGCTGGTGCAACTGGTGTACTTTACGCCACAGACGGAAGAAACCAGCCACACCTTACTCCGGATCGTTTTAGGGATCCGGAGGAAACGCTGGCAAACGATGATGCAAACGCACTTTGGCCCAAAAGTCGGACAGCGGGCCAGGCGGGCCAATGCCATCGTATTGCACACGCTGAAACACCAGCTCAGATGGCTCTATACGGAGCCGATCCGGCAGCAGCCATTTACCAGCCTGGAGCTGGATTTTGGCCTGGAGCTGCTACTACCGGAGGCCGGTTTTTATACCATGAGTTACGGCGAACTGACCGACGCGTATATTCATTTTCTGGTGTATATCCGGCAACTGGTACAAGGCCAAAAGCATCTGGATTTGTTGGTGGCCACGCTCTGCCGACCAAGGCGGGCGGGCAACTACCAGGCGGCTCCGGACTGGAACGGAGACCACCGGGAGCCCTACAATGAGCACCAGGCCAAAGAGCGGGCCAAACTCCTGGCTCATGTGGAGCCAGGCTATAAAATGGCCGTGCTGCTGTTTTTTCTGGGCAATATGCAGCAGATCCTGGAGCGGTATGAGTTATGGGGCCAGGAGGAGGGAGAGCCGGAGGAGTACCCTGGCCAGGGCTGGGTAAAAAACAGCCACCTGCTGGCCGGTAAGGGTATCTTTGGCAATATCGACCAGACCAAAGCGGCCAACGTGCACGACGTACTTTTATTCCTGGAGGAACATAGAAAGGATCTGCTGGCCGACATTGCACACCGTAACCAACAGGAGGCCGACCAATGACCAGCACCCAACAGTTTTGGCAGTTCTTTAAAGCGCTGGCCGACGCGGTGCCAGGCATGAAAACCGTAACGCGCTCCGGTGGCGATAAAATGGACAGGCTGCTAGGCAGCACCCGAAGCGAAGATATTTATCCGGCCACGTTTTTACTCCGGCCTAAATACAGCCTGGAGGAAAACGGGGCGGGCCTGGTAACGGCCTGGTTCGATGCCACGTATTACGTACTTTGCAGCGCCCAAATGGGAGAGGAGGCCGATGAGGACAGCGCTTTCGATGAGGCCGAACGGCTGGCCAGTACGCTCTCGGTATTGATTCGACAGCAGGAGGATGGCTATAAAACCCTAATCGACCCGATGGCAAAGGTATTTATGGAGCCAATCCAGATGGTTAACGGCGAGGCCTCTTTTGGCTATGAAGTACGGCAACGAATTGGTTTAATGGTAAACGCTGAAGTGTATGCAGATCTTTAAAATAGTGCGGTTCTGGCTGGTTTGGATCCTGGCCGCGCCGTTGGTGTTTTTGTTCCTGGTGGGGGCGGCAGTCGTTTCTGGCCAGTGGCGGCTCATTGGTGTAAAATTTCAGCTTATTCAAATGAGCCTTAACCAGCGCTTTGTAGGTAAAGCCGCAAAATTTCCGAACGTATCCAAATAATTTCATAACTTTTTGGCTTCTAACGAGAAACATGCTAATCAAACTCAATTGCTTACACAATGAGCATAGAAGAAAAAGAGCAATTTAAAAGCCAGGGTACGGGTCAAGGACTTGATGCGTGGTTGGTGAGTGATGTAGTACAGACCGTTGAGGAAATATTTGAGCAACTAAAAGCGAGTAATAAAGGATTGCCGCTTTCCAAAGGGATTGCAGAGTTTCAGTCCGAAAAAGAGATGATAGAGTTTTTATTCGACAAGGCTAAAATCATGGCAACTAACAAATAAGTCTCGTCCTTTCCCTCCGGAGCGCACTGGCTCACCTTTGTACAAACAAGGTGAGCCATTTTTATGCTGATTGATCCACTAAAGACCAGCCTGGCCTTTTTGCCGGTGCAATTTTCCCGCAACAAAATTGAGTACGTCATTGATCCGGCAGATACCAGCCTGGCCGACCGGAGCGGGTTACGGTATTACCTGGAGCTGCTGGTTCCGGAGTTTGCGGGCTCCAGTCAGTTCGAGCGGTTGGTAAAGATGCCGGGGGCCGAGAAGCCACCCACCAGCGGGGGCGGCTCAGTCGTTTACGAGGGGGCTTTTTTCTTACTGGATGAGCTGCTGGATGGATTCCTGGAGCACCAGAAGCCCGACGCCGGAGCGGCTGGTATGTGCATTGTGTCCACGCTCACCATGCCGTATATGGTGCGGGAGACGGTGGAGAACAACGGCCAGGTACTGGCCGGATCGGCCAGGGAGCAGGCCAGTAAATGGCTCCTGAAAGCCGGGCTCCAGGAGCGGGATTTTGTGGCCTGGGGCGGGGCGTTCTTTACCGACTACATGAGGGCCAACCGGCCATTTTTGACCTGGCAACCGGATAATAAACTGGTGAGCGCTGGCCAGGAGGAATATTTGTTTTTCCTGCTCAACTGCCAGCCGACACCGGCCACCCTAATCCGTAGGGTGCGGATTACCTACCAGGATGGCACGATGGAAACCAAAGACGCGGGCCAGCTCTCCGGTGGCCAGGCCTACCAGGTGGTTTGTGTGCCGGTAGGGCCAAAGGCGCTGGGTCTGGCCAGCAACGTGGCCAGCTACGAGGTTTGGCTGGCTGATACCAATTACTACCGAATCAGCCAGGTACGCACTTACCAGATTGATCCGCAATTCAGGAGCCAGGAGCGATGGCTTTTGTTTTCCAACAGCCTGGGCGGGTGGGACACGCTCCGGCTACTCGGTGAGGGATCCGAGACGCTGACCACCCAGCGAACCGTGGCCGAACTGGAGCGGCCAGTGGGAGCGCCAGCCGACTACAACGAACTGCGGGTAATTTATGTACAGGGCTCCCGAACGCTCCAGGTGAATACCGGCTATTTTGAGCAGCACCAGGCCGCGCAACTGGCTTACCTGGATGAGTTGCTACTGACCAAAGATTTGTACCTGGTGGATGCCAGAGGCCACCAGGCGCTGGAGCTCTTAACTACCAGTCTGGTGGATTCGGAAGATGATAGCGATTTAGTGAGCCGGAGTTTTTCATTCCGGATCGTAACGCCACAGGTGAACTTTTCGACCATGCCAGCCGCTCCGGCTACTCCAGCCAGGCCCACCGGCTGGAGAGGGGTGGGGGTGGTTCAGGTACTGGATGGCAACGGCAAACGAACCGGCAAAGGCCGACCGCTCAAACTCCAAAAGTATTACCTGGACGACGCCAGCGTTTACAAGCCCATAACCGAAAAGCCGAACCAGCCAGGGGATCCGGATTTTGTGGAAAGTTTGCCGCTGCCTGGCACCGTGGCCGGTTCGACACCCTACCCGAACCAGGCGCTCACCAGGCCCACCACGTTTACCCGTTCGACCTGCCCGAATGGCCAGCTCGGAGAGGCCGCGCTGGTGGTCGTACCTGCCGGAACCTACGGCTCCGAAATGAGCCAGGCCGATGCCGACAGCAAGGCCGAAGCGGCTTATAGGGCGCTCAATACGCAGGCCTACGCCGATGAGTTCGGCAGTTGTACCGTTGCGCCGGAGCTCTACCAGGTGGCCGTACCAGCGGGCCAATGGCATTACCGCGTAAACAACCCGCAACTAGTCGAGGTGGAATGGTTGCAGCTTGACAGCCAGGAGCTCAAAATAGGCAACACCTGGGATCTGCAAGGGCAAAACAGACCGTTTGTTTACCCACGGTTCAGCAGCGGTTTGAACTTTCCCGTTCGGGCATCGGACTGGCGTTTTTTCACCTACGGGCCGTACAGTAGCCAGGTAAACGTAAAGATCTACCAGAACGGAGTACTCCGGTTTGATCGAACGTTGACCATGAACCGGGACAACTACGAATATTTAAGTTTAAGCCAGGAGCTCATAACAGGGGGCCGCGCCCTAACCTATGGCGATAAACTGTACTTTAAAGCCACGCCGTTATAATGAGCCTGCAAATACGAATCAATGGCCAGGTGGCCGACTTATCGCCAGGTATGAGCACCGGCCTGGAGCTGATAAACCCCTACCTGGTTTATGAGGATATACTGGCCAGTAAAGCCAGTATTCCCGCGCTGCCAGCCACCCGACGCAACCGGCAAATTTTAGGGTTTCCGGATCTGCTCCAGAATGAGGCCGTAGGGATGCGGTACCGCTGCGAAAAGTACTACAATGGCCAGCTACTCCAGGCCGGAGTGGCCGTATTGACCGAAGCCGCGCAAAATTTCGCGCTGACGGTCGTTCAGCCGCTCGGTGAGGTATTCGGTGAGCTACAACGTAAAAACCTCTCAGAATTGAACTTTGGGGCTCTGGCCGTACCTGGAGTGCTCCAGCCGACGCTGCAACAGTTCGGGCGGGATGTAGTGGCCTTTCCTACCGTGCTCAATCCAACCTACTACGGAGCCAACGGAGCGGCCATTTCCTACGGGGGCCGGATGAACAACTACCAGGGGGGAGCCTACACGGCGGGGCCGCTGGTGCCGATGGTGTTTGTAGCCGAGCTCCTGCTGCGGATCGGAGAGCTTACGGGGGTGGCGTTCATTGGGGAATTTTTCAGCCATCCGGAGCTCCGGCAGCTCCTGCTCTACAACACCAGGGCGCTCGATGGCCGGAGCCAGGTGGAGCTCCGGCAGCACCTGCCGGAGCTGACCATTCCGGAGCTGCTGCTGGAGCTCCGCAAAACCTTTAACCTGGCCATGCGGGTGAATGCCATAGAGCGAGCCATACGGCTCGATTTTACGGACTCGTTCCACCGGCGAGCGGCAAGTATCGACTGGAGTGAAAAAGCGCTTAAGGAGTACAAGAAACGACCCGAAACGGCCAGGCGGCTCCAGCTCGGTAGTGTGGCCGACAGTGCCGACGGATTGACCAAAGACAAACCGGAGAGCCTGGCCGACTACCTGACGCCGGAGCTGGAGAGCGAAACTGGCATCGGCAAACTAACCAGCCGGTTCTCTACCCTGCTCACCGATCCGGCCACAGGCCTGGCCACCACCCAACAGGCAGGCCGCACGGAGCAGTTTGGGCAACTGGCCAGCGGGTGGAGCCCACGGCTTTTATTCTGGAACGGGCTCCAGAGCGGGCTCCCGATGGCCACGGCCAGGCTAAATGGCTATTCCCTGTACTGGCCGGGAGCGGATGGCCTGGCCGCTCGGTTCTGGCCCATGACGGAGCAGCACCGGACGCGCCGGTTTTACGTAGAGCGCCAACTGGATTTAAACGAGGTCGATCTGGCTACCCTAGATTTTTCCAAAAAGGTGCACATCAACGGCCTTGACTATTTCGTTGCAAGAGTTGATTTAATGCTACCTATCAAGAAAGTTTCAAATGTCTTATTGGTGAAATCATGATGATATTTTTCAGTAATTAACCATATAGTTAGATTGTATGGTTAATTACTGAAAAATATCATCATAACTTATGTTTTTAGTTTGAATTTCTAATTCTAGGTTTTTAATAATTAGATTTATCTCATCTTTTAATTCTATTAAAGAATTGATTGGTAGAAAAACTTCAAATATTTTATCAAATTTGTGTATATTTCTTAAAGGAAAATATATAATTTCTTCTCTAGTTATGCTTGAATTTTTAATATAATGATTTAGTTCATTTTTGAGCAAAAAATCTAGCTCAATTTTTTTTGCACGATCTAAACTGAGAAAATTGACTATTTCTTTAAATAGCCCATCTGTAATATGAAGCTGAAATTTTAATTTAAAGTTTTCTTCTGTCCCGATTTTGTGAAAAAGGGTAGAACTTTTGCGGATATCTTCAAGATTATCGATTAACATATCTGCACTATTGATGAATATATCATCATCTCCCAAATCATTAACTTCGTCTACTGCTAAATATAGGGTGAGTATTGTTAATTTGGCGATTTCTATATAGGCGTAAGTTAACTCTGCGTCGTTTTTTGTCTCAAATAATTCTTTGTACATCATTAAGCGCTTTAGTAGTACTTCTTTGACAAAGTCAATTCTATCTAGTTCTGACATAAGACTAAATAAGTTACCACTATTGTCAAAACTTTTGTTTGATATAAAATTGCAAATTCTACTGTAGGCGTTTGATTTTTGATTAGAAGGGAGATCTTTTATGAATTGTGCAGTAAAAAATTCTTGTAAAGATCTGTGAGGGTATGAATACTGGAATCCATCTAAGACTAATATTGAAATTTGTGTTCTGAGATCATAAATTAAGTCGTCATTATTGTATGACAAGCCGGTAAATTGCTTAATTTGAGTTAGTTTGCTTCTCAAATATTCATCTGTAAAAGAATATATACCTTCTGTTTGAGATATAAAAGAAAAACAATTTAATATCTTCTCAAAATCTTCTCTTTCCAGTTTTGATTTTTTCTCTCTAGGAAAACTGAATTTTGTAATTGCGTCATGCTTTGAATACAATGTGTCGAATACATTTTTGTAGAATGCGCTTTTTCTTCTAGGTATCTCAGGATGACTTTCGTAAGCTAAAATAAACATTGATAGTAGAAGTGGATTTCTCAAGAAAGAGGTTATATCTTTATTACTTGGATCAGATATTGTCTTAAGGATTCGACCTCTTCTCTCCGAATCATTCACAATCTTTGTGGTGAATTTAATTATATCGTCATTGTCTAGTCCTTGAAGATGAAAATCATGAAATCTTGGAAAGTTTTCAATTCCTCCTCCAGGTCTTGTAGAAATTACATACCAGTTTTCAGAAAAAGAATCAATAAAAAATTCGATTTGCTTATTTATTGATTGTTTTTTTGATGATGTTATTTCGTCATATCCATCAAAAAGAAATAGGAATTTCCCACTTTTTAGGGCTCTGGAAAAATGGTTATTTGATGGTTGTAGATTTGTTTTTACCACTTTTTCAAGGATCAACTTTTCTAAATTGTCATTGTAATCGTTTAGGTGCCTTAGTTCGATTAATACCGGAATTTTGCTTTTATTTAAAATTGAGCTTAAGTATATATATTTAATTAAAGTTGTTTTTCCGCTCCCAGCACTGCCAAGTAAGGTGATGTATTTGTATTCTTCAAATATTTCATTTGTGTTAATGAAATCGGTTGTTAAGAGTCTATATTTGCATTTGATTGGATAGTATATGTCATAGAATTTAACTTTTTCGTTTCTAGAAAGAAATGTATTTGTGTAATAGTATTTTGATGTTTGAGATTCTAAATATTCTCTGAGTCCCAGGTCAAGTAAATATTTTATCTCATTATTTATTGTCTCAAAGCTGTTTAAAATGGGTGTGATCAAGTTTGTTACTTCTACTTTCGCGTCCATAAATATTACAGGTAAGATAAATTTTTTTTGTTTGTGTGGCCTGCACGAAAATCCAATGTACTGTATGGAGTGGGATAGGTCACCTAAATTTAAGTAATTATCGGTATGGCCCAATGTTATTGTGTTTTAAAGGCTGTATTGGTCCTTCTGTCAACATTCCTTTTCACTGTATTTGCTGGCCTAAACAGCAGATACTATGGAATCAGCAACCGGCATTCGAGGGGATGCCAGGGCCGAATGGCTCACCAGTAACCGCGACGCGGCCAGGATCCTAACGGCCTACATCGGCCAGGCCGAAAACGCATTTAAAAGTAAGATCCAGGCCGCTGGCCTCACGCTCACCGGGGAGCTCCTGGCATCGTTTCGCACGACAGCAGCCACGGAGGGGGAGGGGTACGTGGAGGTCAGGCTACAGATGGCCGGTTATGGCCGGATTAAGGATTTGCGCCGGATGAACTACAGCCGGACGCCACCACTCCTGGCAATGGAGGCCTTTGTGGAGAAAGTGGGCGTTTCCCATTTCGCCTACGTAGGTGGCTACCCACGGGGCGTATTTCCGCGCACCGAATCCCAGACCGTAGAGCGGATTGCCTGGAGCCTAAAAATGAGCCTGGCCAGGAGGCCCAACGTGGTACGCGGCTACCGGGGTATTTACTCGGATCCGCTCCTAAATGACGTATTACCCTACCTGTTTCGAGATCTGGCCACGGCCTGCAACTTAACGGCCAGCCGGGCCTTTAAAGTGGCATTCTCCGACTAATGGCACTGAATCTAAACGAAACAGCCACCTTATCCCTAAAGCTCAATAATGGCGACGTTAGCAAGAGCATAGACGAGCTAAACGATAAGGCCAAAGCGCTTAAAAAAACAATCAATGAGATTGAGAAAGAGGGCGGCAAAGGGAGCGAAAACTGGCAGAAGTACAAGAGCGAACTAAAGGAGGTTCAAACGGCCACCAGCCAGCTCAAAAAGGAGGTAGACTTAACTACCCTTAACTATGGCCAGCTCGAAAGTGTAATCAAGCAACTTAATAAAGACCTCCGGGGCATGAAGCCAGGCACGGAGGAATTTATAGCGGCCACCAAGCGACTCGGTGAAGCTGAAAAGCAATTCAAAGGGGTAAAGGAGGAGGTGGACAAGATCAAAAAGGGCGGGGAAGATCTGGCCCAGCCAGCCCTCTGGCAAAAGATAGGCGGGGGCGTAGGCGTGATGGCCAAAGCGTTCCAGGCCTTTATGGCGCTCCAGGTGATTGGCTTTATTATCGACATCGGTAAAAGCATCTTTGAGACAACCAGCAAATTCGAGAAATACGGCAAGGTGCTGGATACCGCGCTAGGCTCTCAGAAAGAGGCCCAGCAGGCAATGGCCGCGCTCAAAGACCTGGGAGCTAAGACCGCGTTTTCAGTCGATGAGCTGACGGATGGGTACGTAAAGATGATAAACCGGGGGCTCCGACCGAGCCAAAAGGAAATGGTGGCCATGACGGATTTAGCGGCCAGCCAGGGCAAACAGTTCGACCAGTTGGTGGAGGCCGCACTGGACGCGCAAACCGGGGAGTTCGAGCGGCTTAAGGAGTTCGGGATTAAGGCCAGCAAAGAGGGCGATAATGTAACGCTTTCCTTTAAGGGATTAAACCAAACCGTCAAGAACACGCCGGAGGCCATTAACGGGGCCATTACGGCCTTTGGTGAAATGGAGGGGGTGGCTGGCCAGAATGCCAAAATGATGGAAACCCTAGACGGAAAAGCCTCCAACATGGGAGACAGTTTCGATAGTCTAAAGGTGCAAATCGGCAACCAGCTCCGGCCCGTCTTTTTGATGATCCTGGACACGATCAGCAACGGGATCGGGATTTTTGGCGGCTTTACGGGCGTACTGGCCACGGTCATAACGGCGGTAGTTACGACGGTGAAAACCCTGGCTGATTTTGCCATTAGCTCCGGTTCGGTTTTCAAAAACACCGGCCTGGCCATTAAAGAGTTTTTGAGCGGCAATTTCGAGGCTGCCGGAGCGGCCTGGGATCAGACCAAAGCGGCAGGCCTGGCAGCGGTAGAGCAGGTAAAAACCAACGTCAAAACCGGAGCCGCTGCCGTGGTGGCTATTTGGTCGGATCCTGGCAACACGGCCAAAGCGCAGTTTGCGGGCCAGACGCAGGGCAAGGCCCACGGCGACGCGCTCACCAGTGAGCAAAAAAAGGCGCTGGAGGCACAGGAGAAAGAGGCCGAAAAAGCCCGCAAGAAAGAGCAGCAGGAGCAGGAGAAAGCGCTGGCCGAACGGGCCAAAGCGAACGAGGCCGCGCTTAAGAAAATAGCCGACACGGAGGCCGAGATTTACCTGGCCAGCGTAAAGGGTGAGCTCCAGCAGCACACCGTAAAACTCATGCAAAAACGGGATAAGGAGGCCGAAGCCATCCTAAACACCGTGGCCGATGAGGAGCTAAAAAACCAGCAAATCAAACTCCTGGATGAGAAACTGGTGGCCGATATTCAGCGGCTCCACACGGAGCACCGGCAAAAGGAGCTGGCAGCAGAAGCCAAAGCCGCGCAGGAACGGCTCCAGGCAAACAACCAGATCCGGGAGCAGGAGCGCCAGGCTAACCTGGCTTTGCTGGATCTTAAGGAGCTCCAGGCCGCTGGCAACGCCCGCAAATTAATTGAGATCGAACGGGATCGGGCCAACCTGCAAGCGAAGTACAAAAAGGATAAGCTGGATGAGGAGGAGCAGGCCGAACTGGCCAAAGCCAGCCGGGACGCGGAGCGCCGTATAGCGGAGCTCGGAGACGTTAAAGACAAGACCGAACAGACGCGCCAAATTAAGGATCAACTGGCCCAACAGGTAACGGCCATCAACAACCGATTCCGAGCGGAGGAGCAGGTGGCCGAAGCCAGCCACTCCGAAAAGCTAAAGCAGATCGAGCTCCAGGAGAAGCAGCAGCGCCAGGAGCGGAGAACCGCGTTCTCCAACTCGTTTAAGGCCTTGCTGGATGGCGATTTGATGGCCTTTGCCCAACAAACCGGCAAAATCGTATCTGGTGAACAGGAGGCCTGGCAGAAGCGAATGCAGAAAAATATGGAGAGTTACGACCAGGTGGCTGACCTGGCCAAGCAGGGCGTAGCTTTCCTAAACAAACTCACGCAGGAGCGGCTGGATAAGGAAATAGCGGCCAGCAAAAAGGAGACGGAGACCAAAGTAGCCGACTCCCAAAAACGGATGGAGGAGGCCATAGAGGCCGCTGAGAAGCAGGCCGAAGCGGAAAAGCTGGCCGCTGGTGACTCTGCCGAAAAAATCGCAGAAATAGAGGAAAAGCTGGCCACCAGTAAAGCTGAGATTCGGGAGCAGTTCGAGAGTGAGGCCGACGATATACGCAAAGACGGAGCCGACAAAGAGAAAGCGCTGGCCAAACAGAAATGGGAGGCCGACAAACGGGCGCAAGTGGCCACGGCGCTCATTTCCGGAGCACAGGCCGCACTCAAAGCGCTGGCCTCCGGTATCTTTCCGGTAAACCTGGTATTTGCCGGTATAATCGCCGGATTGACAGCCGTTCAAATCGCTAAGATCAAGAGCCAGCCCGCGCCGGTATTCGAGCACGGTGGTTTTGTGGCCAGGGGCGGGCGGCACGGCTCGGAATATGGCCGGGGTGGTATTGCGCTGGTGGATCGACAGAGCCAGCGCGAGGTGGGCGAAATGGAGGGGGATGAGGCCATTATAAGCCGGGAGCAAACGGCGGCAAACTGGCCACTCATTAGCCGGATGTTCCGGAATGCCCGCACACCTGGCCGACGCTCCACGCCGGTACTCCAGGACAGAGGGCCAGCCTTTCGGGAGGGCGGTTTGTTTACCAGTCCGTACTGGAAAAAGGAAATGTATTTGTTTGGCTCCAAGAAAGCCAAACGCGAGGCCGAAGCGCAGGCCAGGGAGGCCGAAGCAGCCGCGAAACGAGCCGAAGCCGAAGCACAGGCGGCAATGGCCACGGTGTACGACGGTGCCACCTCCGGAGACGCCGGAGACGCCAACGGGACAGCCGACGCGGCCACCTACAACGGCCAGGCCGACGCGCAGGCAGCAGAAGCCGCGAAGATGGCGCAAACGCAGTTGGAGCTCCTGGAAAACATCGGCCTGGCCATCGAAACGATGGACGAAAATATACAGCTCTCCAATAAGAATTTGGCGCTCCAGATCGAGGAGGCTTTAGCGCTGCTCAATACCGACGTAAACACCGGCCTGGATAACCTGGCCAGCCAAATGGAGAAAGCGCTGGAGGCCTTGAATACGGACGTTTCCACCGGCCTGGAGAGCCTGGCCGAATCGACTAAAACCGGCCTGGATAACCTGGCCCAAACCACAAAGGGCGGGCTGGATGGCATGGCCGTAGAGGTGGGCGGGCTTAAAGGATCCATCAATGCGGTAGAGGGTGCCACCAGGGAGGTACGGGGGGCCGTGGACGGTGTACAGGGCGCTGTATGGAGCACGAACCAGGCGGGCCGGTTAGACGCGCTGATAGGGGCCATTTCATCCTTTGCTGGTAAATAGGCCTAAGTAAATAAATACGCTCATTCGTTCAACTGTTGTAGGTTAGGCGGCTAAACCGTATCTTTAAGGGATTCCAATAGCTGCCTAACCTATGAAAAAACCACTACTCAATCCATGCGTAAAAAAGTTGTTCTTTCCGTTCCCCGTTACCTCAAAAAGTACTTATTGAATGCCGAATTTGGCCAGGTGGTCGATGGCACGTTACAGGTTGGAGGCCGTAGCTTTATCGGCTCCTATATTGCCAGCGTTTCCCGGCCTATTCCTTACCCGTTACCGCGCCTGGATCTGGCAGGCACCAAACTGATAATTTGGTACAGCAGCCGCGAACGAACCCACGAAGTACCACCGGAGAAACTGGCCAGCCTGGTACGCTCTTTAGATGAGCAATTCAGACGGAGCCTAATTTGCGAGGTGCGGGCGCTGCATGAACTCTGCGGGGGTGACTACTCCAAGTTTATCCGCAACTTTTTAAAGCGTTACAGCATCGAGCCGGATGTGGACATAGATTTCGATACGGTGCGGAAAATTTACCGGGATTACCTGGAGCGAATGGACAAATCGAACCGGGAGCTTTACCAGGTAGCGTAAAAATATTTTGCATTAAAAAGGCCGGACTGGTGCAGTTTGGGCCGGATATGAGCAGTTTGGGCCGGATGTGTGCAGTTTGGGCCGGGCTGTTTCTACCACAAAACGGCCTCCATGTTGAATGGGGGCCGTTTTTGTTGGTCTACTACCCGTAAAATCGGGTGCTTTTTCGTCCTTTCCAGGAGCCTGGCCGCGCTTTACTTTTGGATCAAAAATGATTGTAACAAATCAGCTTTTATCCAACTATGAACAAGGGGCGAACGTGGGCCATGTGGCCAGGTTACGACTCCTGCCGGTAGAGGCCGTGCTGGCCATCGTTCCACCAGGAGCGGGGCCAGCCACGGCCACGCCGTTTACGGTCTCCAGGTACGGCCTGGCCGTGGCCAACGGAGCGCAAACCACGGAGCTCCTGTTTCCACCAGGGGGCTGCTCCTTTACGGAGGGCTCCGCACAGGATGCCGCTGGCATCGTTTACGCGCCGGAGCTCACGGCCACCCTCCCCAAAAATCAGCCTGCTCTACTGGACTGGCTCCAGCGCAACCAGGGCAGGCGCTGGGTGGCGCTGTTTCTCGACCGAAACGGCCAGGCCTATGTGGCGGGTGAGCCAGGCAACGGGCTCCGGCTCCAGCTAAACCGAGCCATTGCGGCAGGTAACTCCATCGCTATTTCACTCAAAGGAAAAGCCACCCATCCGGCCTGGCTCCTGGAGACGTTCGACGCGGCTGTTTTGTTCGCGCACGTTGATTTTGACCTAAGTTTTGATTTCTCTTTTAACGCTTAAAACGCCAACCAATGTCAGCACCAGACGACAGTTATTTAAAGGCACTTATTGATACCAACCTGGCCGACTCCCCACCAGGCCAGCCGCGCAGCATCAAACCGGCCATTCTACGCTTTACCCTAAAGACTCTTATAGACTGGACAAAAACCGCCATCAACGGGGCCACTAATGCCTGGCTCCGAGTAGGAGACAACCAACCGACAGGCGTATCAACCGATACGATTTACCACCGGGGTAAAGTGATTGCGGGCCGAATGACCGACGACGGGAGCGGGGCGTTTATCCAGGCTCCAAGCGCCCGATTTGAGGCCGTTAACGGCATTCCTGGCCCGTTTGCGGCCATTACGTCGGTGGGTGAGAGTACGCTGCCAGGCACACGCTATTACGCGTTTACTGAACTGCCAGCATCGGCACAAGGTACGTTTGATTTTATCGACATATCCTTAACCGCTAAACCCTGGGATAACAGTTCAGGCAAGCACCTCCATCTGGAAATGTACGCGGCCAACCGGGGGACATTTCGATACGAATACACGGTACAGGGAGAACAGGATGGTGTAGGCATTGTAGCGTATCAACAACCCGATGGCCGTACCATTTTTTACGTGGTCTCTGATAATAACTTTCGGTCGTTTGTGGTTACGATCAACCGACACCAACAAGCCACCTTGTACGGAAACTTTGTTTATTCGGCCAACCCTACCGGCACTCTTGTATTTAGTTCCCTAAACACAACCGCTTACAAACCCTTAACCATTATTCGGAGCCGGTTTACCAAGTTCAATGTAGGCAACTCGGATAGTGCGTATCCGGCTGAAACGTTGAATGAACCGGGTTCCTCACAGTTGACGCTGGCAGCTAACTGGATTTCGGGAAGTTCTGATTTGGGACTGGTAAACAGCAACCTGGCCGGAGGGGGCTTTTCATTCTGGCAGCAGACTGGAGCAGCCGCAAAAAAACTGCTGGCCTGGTTAACGCAGGATGGCAATTTAGGTCTAGGCACCCTCACACCAGGCGAACGGCTCCACGTTGTTGGCTCTGGTTACTTTACGGAATCCGTAAAATTTCCAAGCACCTTATTAAACCGGAAAGTGATCCTTTACGACCTGAACGGCAATGACCATCAGTACTACGGCATGGGGGTTACTAATGTAGGGTATAGGTATCAGATTTCTAGTGTAGACGGTGCCCACGTTTTTTACGCCGGAACCTCTCCGACCACCAGCGCCGAACTTATGCGTATAACCGGAAGCGGACGAGTTGGTATAGGCATGGCCGCGCCCGCTTACACCCTGGATGTTGGGTCGAGTAACCCAAGCAGTGGCATAATTGCTCAGTTCACCAATACGGCCACCTCAAACGGCACCGGGGCCATTATGCAGATCCATCAGGGAGGTATTGCCATTTGGCGTTACGGGATTCCTGCCGGAGCTGACGCGTTTGTTATTTATGGCTGGGGCGGTGGATCCTTTCCCGAATACCTGAGAATTTCCGGAGATGGCCAAATGCGGGTAAACGGCTCCATTTCGGGCAAATATGCCACCTCCAACGTTAATCCGGCTCCGGCTGATTTAGCCGATGGCTATTGGCGAGTGCAGCGCAACAGCTCAACCGGAGAGGTGCGTATGTGGGTCAACGTGGGCGGCACTATCAAATCTGTTTTATTCTCTTAACCTTATGGACTTTATCAAACTACCTATTTCTACCGAGCTGGTAACTGGTTTTAAGCGCCAGGCCAAACACGAAAGTTTTGTAATCCTGCCGGATTTGCAGATGGTGCAGCAGGTGCGGGTTATTACCGTAGATGCCGCTGGCCATCCACTCCTGGAGCGGATCCTGGCCGACGACTCGTTAAGCGCCGAACAACGCCAGGCGCTAGGCCAGCGGTATGCTGACCAGATCGTTACGCGCCAAACTACCGGGGCGTTTGTCGATACCACCGGCCTGGTAGTGGAGCCTAGAGAGCCGGGAGCCATTCCACAGCGGAGCTTTTTCCAGGCCATTACCTTGGGAGACCTCAAAAAGCAGGGGCTCACCATTACCGATAAAACCACCGTGGCCTCCCTGATTTACGCGCTGATCGGCCAGGAAATTACCAACATCGACAACCGGGGCGGGCTATGATGGAGCCCACCCTTTTAATTCGCCGGACAGCCACGTACTACACCGTGCCGGTCATGGTAGACAGCCGACTCAACAAGCCCGACCAAATCAGCCTGGCCGTTACGGTGGTGGTGGAGCTGGCCGACTATCGGCGGGTATTGCTGCCGGTGGGTTTTGTGACGGACTGCCATTCCACGCCAGCCGCTGGCCAGTCGATCCTGCCAGGCTTCAACAACCGGACAAACCTGGCCGCTTGGGTGCACGACCGGCTGTATATGTGTTGGGAGGAGTTCCTACTGGTGTATCCGGAGTTGGCCGACGCCGACGCCAGAGCCTACGCCGACGCGGCTTACCTGGAGCTTATGGAACGGTTTAACCGGGGGCGGTTCCGGAATCGGGTGTACCTGGCAGCGGTGCGGCTGTTCGGCTGGTGGAATTGGCGCACGTTCAGGAGCCAGGCCACCCCACCAACCGGATAGCCCAAAACCGTAGATTCTTTGGTGGGCGGGGGCTAAAATCGGCATCGAGGCCGACCGAGCGGGCCGGAGCCGCACCAGATCCGGCCCAAACCAACCCGCTCCAGCCACCCACCCGCCAAAGAATCTACGGTTTTGCTTTTCCAGCCAGCTCTCTCCAGGGCTGGCTTTTTTGTGTCCTTTCGGCGGGCAGGACTGGAAAGCACTTTTGCACAACAACGCCACTTTGCTGGCAGTAAACAACAATGATGAACGCGGTAAACATTGCGGGCCTCTGGTGCCTGGAGGAGTCTTTTGCCATGCGAATGTGGGGTATCGTAGAGCCACGCCTAAAGGCTGGAAAAGAACCCTTTGCTCCGGCTATGGTGGCAGGGCATCCGGCCAGAACTATCCAGGCTACGCTCCAGACAGCAGGAAAAAGCATACTGGCCGGTACAATCGAGTATTACCAGTACGTGGTTAACGCCTATACGGTGGAGGGCGTTTGTGTTATCCCGGTGATGGGAACGCTTACCAGGTACGGCCTTTGTTCGTGGGGGTACGAAGATTTGGCGGGGCTGCTGGCCGTGGCCGATGGCCAGGAGAGCGTAAAAGCCGTGGTACTCCGGATCGACTCACCAGGCGGGGCGGTGGATGGCGTTAAAGTGCTGGCTGACGCGGTTAGAGCCGTGAAAAAGCCGGTAGTGGTCTGGACTAATTTTTGTGCCAGTGCGGCCTATTTCGTGGCCAGCCAGGCCAGGGAGATTTGGGTAGAGGAGCAAACCCTGTACGCCGTGGGCTCCATCGGTACGCTCATGGTCTACACCGACCAAAGCGAAGCACTTAAAAAGGCGGGCCTCAAAGTCGAGATTATGCGGGCCAGCGAGAGCACCGACAAAAGCCGGATGAACGGCACCGAGCCACTACCGGACGAGACCAGGGCCGAAATACAGGGCATTCTGGACGCCAGCCAAAAGGAGTTTGCGGGCTATGTACGCCGGGGGCGGGCGGGGCTGCTCACCAGCGACGAATGGAAAACCGCCAAAATGTACGGGGTTCGGGATGCCATCCGGATCGGCCTGGCCGATCAAAAGGGAACGCTCCGGCAGGCCATCCAACGGGCCGCACAGTTGGCCGCTTAAGTCAATCACAACCAATTTTTTTTCAACCAACCAATTACCCAACCAATGGCAGCAGTAAAGCAGACGCTGGCCACGTTCATGGCCAACTTTTTCGGAAAGTCTGAAAAAGCCGTTTCGGAAAAACTCAGCTCGGAGGAGTTTAACCAGTTCACCACCGAAGCGCTCGGACTCCAGGAGAAAGTTACCGGCCTGGAAACCGAACGGGACACCCTCCAGGCATCGGTTACGAACCTGACGACCGAACGCGACACCCTGGCTACCCAAAAGGCCACGCTGGAGGGTGAGAAAACAACGCTCCAGGGGCAAGTTACCAGCCTGGAAACCGACCGGGACAAGTATAAAGCCTGGTTCGAGAAACAGGCCGGAGCCGGGGCGCAACTACCCGAAACGGACGCCACCAACACCAGCGGCCAGCCGGAGCTCACCAGCTACAACGCGGAAGCGCTGGCTTATTTCCGCAAGAACAAAGGCCACTAAAACCGGCCACCAGTCAACACAACCAACTTTTTTTATCCAACCTCTTTTTTAACAAAAATTCAGTATGAGCCAGATTAAAGGCTATGATTTTGGCAAGTTGCCCGACGCGTTAATGCAAACCTTTTCGGGACGCCGGGAAATTATCACGGACGTTTTAACCGATGGGGAGGCCAAAATTCGGGAGTTGTACCAGATCCTGGTTACGGACAATAAAAGCCCGCTCATTAACCTCCAGATCATGGATATTCTGCGTGCGGCATCGGACGACTTCAACCCATCGGAGGGAGCCCTACAGTTCGGCGCCAGGATTCCGGAGTTTGAGGACGTAGATATTGACCTGCAATTCACGACCGGAGAAATACAGACGCTTTACCGTTCGTACCTCCAGTACGTTAAGGGGCTCAAATCGGAAAAGGAAGTACTGGCCAATCCGTTCGAGGTATTTTTTATCAGCGAGATTCTACGCACAGGCCGCGCCAACCTGGTAGAAAAAGGCTCCTGGAAAGCGGTTAAGAACGCGGCCAACACCGGATCCGCTTACGCCATTACCGGCCTGCTGGCTAAAATGACCGCTGGCCGGGGAGCAAACGGAGACATTCCGGAGAGCAACGTTTTCGAGGCAGCAGCGGCCATAACCGACGCCAACGCCTACGACCAGGCCATAAGCCTATGTAAGACCGTGGAGGCCGCAAACGAGGCCATGCTGGAGATTCCGCTGCAACTTCGTTGCTCTCCTGGTATGGCCCGTAGCATCAACCGCCAGCGCCAGGCCAAATTTCCCAACACAGTACGGCCTAACGAGAGTATGGTAACGGTGGACGGTTACGACAACATTACGGTTACGCCGGATGTTGGCCTGGCCGGTAAGCAAACAATGGTCATTACGCCAGGCTCCAACATGAATTTTGTTTGTAACGAAGATGTGAGCGCCTACACGTTGACGGTTGTAAAGGATGTTAAAGCCATCAAAATCAACATTCGGATGAGCGTAGGGTTCGACTACGGTTTCGGCAAATTCACCTTTCTAAACGATAAGGTCTAAGCCTCCCACCGGCCACTCCTGAGCGGGTGGCCGGTTTACAAATGTGTTTTACTTTCCTCTTTTTATCCAACAACGAATACCCATGAAGTTTGTAAAATTTTTGATGAGTTTGGCCACGCTGGCCATTGGTGCACTGGTGGCCACCAGCACCGGCAACGTTTTGGCCGGAGTGGTGGCCATGCCGGTAACTGCCTACGGGCTCCAGGTCATTACGGGCGGTTCGCTGTATGATACCACCGGCCTGGCTCTGGCCACGCTGGCCGCTATTCCCCGAACCAAGCAGCAGGAGACCAACCCTGGAGGGGGCCGGAGGCTGTTTTTGATGGCCACCGACAACATTACCAGCGAATGGCCCAAGCTGGAGGAAATTGTGGACGGTGAGTTAGGGGTGGTTCCTACGTTCGTAACCGGAGGCACAGCGCCCACGTTCGTAGAGGTGGCCGTTTCGGACAACAGCCTAAAGATTGACGAGGCACTAAAAGGCGCTACCGGCTACCAGAGTTGGGAGCAATCCCTAGAGGTAAAAGTGGCCGGTTATACAAAGGAGCAGGTGGCCGCTATTGGCAAACTGATTAATACCGAAGTGGTGGCCGTGGTCATTCTGACCGATGGCCAACGGGTGGTGCTTGGTTCTTCGTTTTTGGGCCTGCAATTCGAGGTGATGCACACGACCGGAGCCAAAGGGGGCGACCGCCGGGAATGGTCGCTAAAGGCCAAACAAGATGGCTACCAATTCGGCTATACGCCACTAGCTGACTCGGTGGTGATTCCTGGCCTGCCTGCCACTGTTTAATCTATTATCCACGCTAACCACCCAAAGCCTCCCTCCAGCCGGAGGGAGGCTTTTTTTGATGATGAGCACCATTACTATCCTTTATCCGGCCAGCCTGGAATTTTCGATTGGTAGACGAACCGTAACGCTGGAGCCGGATATGAGCCTGGCCGATGCCCGGCTAATCAATGAGCAGTACCGTGGCCTTTATCTGGCCATTTCGGAACCCGAAGCGCCCGCGCTGGAGCCAGGCACGGAGGCCGCACCCGCCGAAAAAGCCCCAACGGGCCGAACCGGCAGAAATCGACAATCCGCCAAATAATCTACGGAAAACGAGCCGCTTCAACAACCGCAAAACCAAATTATATTTTACGCTTTCCCCACAATGAACCAAACGAGCAAGCAACTAAAAGCGGCCTATCAACTGGCCCAAATGGCCCACCAGGCCGACCCAACCAACGAACGCAAAAAGGCGGCTTACGAGCAGGCCAAAATCAGCTATGAGGAGACTATTCCGGAGGAGCCGGTGGCCGATCCAAGCCAGGAGCCGGTGGCCGATTCAGCGGATAAACTAGCCGAATTAGAGAAGCAGCTCTTTCTCAAAAACCAGCAAATTGAGAAGCTAACCGAGCAAGTCCGGAAATTGGAGCAGGCCCAAAAATCGCCACTTCCAGGAAAAGCACCCGCTGGAAAGGCCACCGGCAAACCGGCAGCGACGCCAACCGACGCCCCAAAAAAAAACAGCTAACAGCGGCCAGCCAGGCCTCCGGATCGTTACCGGATCCACGTAAAGAGCAGCTCACGCTGGAGGCCGAACGGCTCCACCGGGAGGCTGCTCTTTTGTCGAATAGCCTGGCCGATTTTGCGGATGATGATGTGGCAGGCCGGAGGCCGGTGGTGGAGAAAATCCTGGCCATTCGGGAGGCCTGGAAAGATGCCAGGTACGAGCTCCAGACCGGCCAGCCACGCCGACCGGAAAAGCAGGCCAAACCGGCCACGGCCAGCCAGGGGCTCCTGGCCGCTGAGATCCGGCTGGAGCTCCAGAAAATACGGGTCAATATTTCCAAAAACGAGGGCAAACTAGCCGACCGGCCAGAGCACCGGCTGGCCACCACCTGGAGCCAGGAGCTGGCCAGGCTCAGGGCCATCAAAGAGCAGTACGACGACGAATTAAGACGTATGAACTATGAAAGCACTAAAGCAGAGTAATAACAAGTATTTAGACAAGATTCGGGACGAGCTGACGGTTTACCAGCGGTATCTGCTGGAGGGAACCGAATTGACGCCGGAGCAGTGGGCAACCTGGGATAAAATCGACAGTGCCAGAGCCTGGCTTAAGGCTGGCCATTCAGATGGCCAGGTTTTGCTCATGCTTAAAAATAGCCGTTCTATCCAGGATCGACGAGCCAGGGAAATCCTGGCTCTTTCCTACGCCGTTTTTGCCGAATTGCGCCAGGGCCGGGAGAAAGAGGGGGTTAAGCACCTTTACGCCGAACTATTTCGGGAGGCCGCAAAAAAGGCATTGGACGCCGATGATTTTTATAATTATTCGCTCCTGCTCAAAGAAGCGGCCAAAATAGATGGCGCTTACGATACCCAGAAAGAACTGGATGCCGACGCCTATAAGAAGCCCTCTAAAGTGGTATTCAAAACCAAGCAACTCACCATAAACAACGCCAGCCAGGACGCCAGGCCGGTAGAAACGACCACCTATGAACTCAGCACCGACTAACCAGGATCCGGATGAGCTGGTGGTGGAGGTAAACGAAAAACAGGCCATCTTTTTGGAGACCGTTTATACGCACCGTTACAAAATCGCCGGTATGATCGGGGGCCGGGGCTCCGGCAAATCCATTACCCTCTCGGACTTTCTCCTATTGGCAATGGGAGAGCTGCCTAAGGCCAAATGTGGCTGGGGTGTACCCACCATCAAAAAAGCCAAATCTAAGCTCACCAGCGGCCTAAAAGCGGGCTGGAAACGCCACGGCCTTAAAGAGTACGACTTTCGGACTGGAGAGGGCTGTTTTGTGCTCTGGAGAGAACCACCGGCCCACTTCGACCGACCGCACGAAGCGCCGGACATTTGGGAAAACTGTATAAGTTTCCCCAACGGGTTTGTGATCGAGTTCGAGAGCTTCAAGATGGCAGCAGCCGAAAACCGGGGGGCCAACTATGACCTGTATGTGATTGATGAGGGGCTAAACTTTAAAAAGGAATGGCTCAAAGTTGTATTACCAACCTTACGCGCAAACGTAGGGGTCTATAATTCGACGTTCCACCAGATGCTGGCCGTTTTTTCCTCACCTCCCTGGGATCTAAGCGGCCAATGGATGTACGATATAGAGGAGCAGGCCAAAGCGGAGCCGGATAAATACTTTTTCCTGGAGGTTAAGACAAAGGATAACCTGGCCTTTTTGCCTGCTGACTACCTGGACACGCTCCAGAAAAACCTATCCCGGTTGGAGTACCAGGTGGAGGTGGAGGGTGAACGGCTGTCTAAAATGCCGCACAACTTTTACCCATCGTTTCAGCACCATATACACGTATGCAAAGAGGAAAGCGAGGAGCTGGAGGGGCGGGCCTGCCGGAACGGTGAACTCCTGTATAATACGAGCCTGCCACTGGAGGCCAGCCTGGATTTTAACGCCCACTTTACCAGCGCTACCCTCTGGCAAAGTGACAGGGTGGAGGCCAGGCTGGTGGACAATCTGTTTTGTAAGGAGCCCGACACCAACGCCGACGGGGTGGCCATGACGATGGCGCAGACGCTGGCCACGATGCTGGCCACCGAGTACGCTGGCCATCGGTGCAAACAGATTGTTTTAACCGGAGACCGAAACGGGAAAAACAAAAGCGCAGGCTCAACCAAATCTATGTTCGACCAGGTAGCGGAGGTACTGGAGGGAGAGGGCTGGACAGTAGACACCGAACCACTCAATTACAACCCACCCCACATAGACAAGTTTAAAGACCTTAATACCGTCTTTGCGGAGGGTAGTATAGACCTGGTACGGATCCGTATAGATGGCATACGATGTAAGGCCACCGTTATCAGTATGGATAATAGCCCGCTGAATGCCGACTTTACCAAAAGTAAGAAATCCGAGAGCAGCAAGATCGACCAGGAGCGGGCCACCCACCTCTCGGATACGGTGGACTACTACATACTATGGAAACTGAAAGGAGGAAAGCGCTGGAGCGGATCCGGTGGTGAGGACTTCGATTTGGATTACTTCTAAGTGAGCCGGTGCCGTTTCAGATATTCGGAAACGTGGAAAGTGGAAATTTCCAAAATGCTAAAGGGCGGGGTCGATTATAAAAAAAAACGCCCAAAAAGGGGGGTGGTTAATGGCTAAAGTTCTATCTGCTAGAACCTTAGCCATTTTTTTTGGCGCAATTTTTATACAGTTTAAAAAGGTACGTAAAAACACTTAATCTGAAGCATACAAGAAAGGGGTAAGTCTTTTATCTCCCGACTATATGCCTTTAACTTATAAAAGATCGAGAAGAAGGCTTCGAGTAACTTATTGAGCAATAATAATTTACTTTTTTGAGCCCGCAGTATCTTAAGACATTTGATTTGATTGTGTAATTTTTTTACAACAAAATAACATTATTGATAGAAATACTTACGCGGAAGTATGCTATATTGGTTAAGTATATCGCTTAAAAAGAGATATGCCCAACTAAACACAGCTCTCACTAAAATGAATGAGGTAGACAGAGATATTTGCCATTTCGTAAGCAACTATGATAATCCTGAATCACTAGGGGCTGCTCTTTTCGAACCAGTACGAATCAGTAGTAGTATTATTCCAGACTTCTGTTGCACGGCCGCAAATCTTAAGTTTTCCAATCTGGTGGGTTGGGACTATACGAATCCGCCTAATTTATTAACAGCTCATTTTGTGCCGATCGATGAGGCAGACAAGTTGCTTGAAGCTTTGAAGTACGTTTTTTTTCATCAGAAAGAATTAGATTACTCCATTTCTACAGTTCATCTTAAGTCGGCTAAAAGTCATATATGTGATTGTAGAATGAGTCCATTAGGGCAGGGAGTTCTTGTATCTATTTCTACGATCAATCCAAAACACCCAGAAGGGACTGATACGGTAAGTCAGGTGGAGGTGTTAGAAAATGCTTTTGAGGCATGTCTCAATGGAATCACTGTATACAAAGCCGTACTAGATGATAGCCAAGAACCGATTGATTTCAAATTTGAGGCTATAAACGAGGTTGGGCTGGCTATGAGTGGTTTATCCCGTGAGCAAGTTATTGGTAAGACGTTGCGCGAACTTTACCCACCTACGGACTCGTTTGGCTTATTTTCTATCTACAAGCAGGTTTACACAACAAGAGAGCCATATAAAGGAGAACATTTTTACCCAGATCATGGCATTTGGCGAAAGCTAGTTATCACTTATATAGAGCGAGGTATTATGGTTACATATCATGATATAACTCCGTTCAAACAGTTGCAGCAGCAGCACGAGCAGCTAATAGATTACTTAGTTACAAGTTTGCCGGGTGGATTGGTACTGCTGGAACCTATCATGAGTGATGGCCAACTGGTGAATCTTCGGATAGTTCGCTGTAATTTGGCTTATGCCAAACCGAAAGATAAAGATCCCGATCAACTAAAAGGTCAGCTTATGGATGATGTGCATCCACAATGGCGATCAACACAGTTAATGGCGTGTGTTCAACAAGCTTTATTGGGTGATCAAGCTTGTCAAGGCTACGAAACGCAGCGTATTAATGGCAGATTAACTGAAGTGGACTTTCAACTTATTCAGGTAGAAGGCCTATTATTGATTACATACAGGGACTTGAATAACTACCATAGTGAGCAGCATATTCAAAGACTCGTGAGCGATCTAGATCGTATGAGTGCCAACTTGCAAGAGTTTGCTTTTGTGGCTTCGCATGACTTGCAAGAACCATTACGAAAGATTCAGCAGTTCGGTGGGTTGCTAGCAGCACAATACGGTGATCAGTTAGGGGCAGGCCGAGAGTTTTTGGATCGTATGCAGGGGAGCGCAGGCCGGTTGTCAAGTCTGCTTAAAGAATTACTGGACTACTCTCGTTTGACGACAAGGTTAAAGGAATTTAAACTGGTTTCCTTAACCGAACTAGTAACCAGAGTTTTAAACAGATTCGCAATTGAGATTAGGGAAAGTGAGGCTCGAGTATACGTAGATTCGTTACCAATAGTCATGGGCGATGAAATCCAGTTGGAGCTATTGTTTGAGCATTTAATAAGCAACAGTATCAAGTTTGCTGCTTCTGGCACATCTCCTAACATACACATTCGTAGTGTGACAGATTATGAGGAGCAATTGCCCGCCTGGCTAGATATTAAAGGGTCTCGTACCGAATTCATATGTATCAAGGTTGTTGACGAAGGTATTGGATTTGAGCAGCAGCACGCAGAGCGCGTTTTTGGCGTTTTTCAACGGCTACATGGCAAGAGCCAGTATCTTGGAGTGGGCATGGGACTTGCAATCTGTCGGCGAGTTGTAGAAAATCACAAAGGAGCTATTGTGGCTCAAAGTGACAAGGGGGCGGGTGCAACGTTCACCATCTTTTTGCCCTCTGCTGGGTAACAGACAGATCTTACTGCTAAGTAGTAGCCACGATTGTGGCTACTACCTTTTAGCTTTATTTGTAAACTACCTCCCTGGCCACTCGCTCCTCATTGGCTTTGCCATAGTAGCGAACGTGCTTAGTAGTGGTATGGCCGAGCATAGCGGCCACGCTTTCCTCTGACACACCGAGCTCATTAAGCATGAGGTTGGTAAAGGTTTTACGGGCAACCTTAACGGTGAGTTTGGTTTTGATGCCTGCCAGGTGTTGAATCTGCTTCAACCAGTCGTTAAAGCCGGAGTTACTGATTTTAGGCAGGTTCTCCACGCTGCCATATTTGGCAATCAGCGCCAGCGCTTTATCCGAGAGGGGCACCAGTTGCACCGGCTCATTCACGAAGAAATCGGATTCGGCATACTTGCCACGAGTTTTATACAGCCATTTCCGGCCATCAATGCCGGTGCGAACGTCGGCAGTGGTGAGGGTTTGGGCATCCTGGTAATGGAGGCCGGTGTAAATCGAGAACAAAAACAGATCCACGATTCGCTGTATTTCCGGCCTCCAGTCGGTGCTGGCCAGCTCATTGAGCTCCTGCCTGGTAATGTGGTCGGTGTTGACCTTTTCCCGTTTCTTGTAGACGAACGAGGCTAGCTTATCCACCCGCAAGATTTCGCGCCTTACGGCATCTTCTGTGATGTTCTTAAGCACCTGAGTATGCCGAACGATGTAATTGCGGTCTAAATCCCGTTCGTTGCACCACCTGACAAATTCGTCAGCGGATCCGAGGCTAAACCGATCAGCAGCCAGCTTTTTCCATTTCCGATCCAGCAGGAAAAGCCGGATGTTTTCGATTCGGGTTTTGTAGTTGCGACGCGTACCACCGTTTTTGTAGGTGGCGTTTATGTGCTGCTCATACAAATCCACCAGCTCCCAAAACGTATAGCTACGCTGCTGTTTGCCGGTGTACAGATCGGCCAAATGTTGGGCGCTTACGGGGTCTCCAGCGCTCTCCAACTGGAGGAACATCCTGGTAATGTCGGAATGGATTTGGGAGAGCTTGGTATTTTCATCGAACACCCGGAGGCTCTTGCCTTTGATGCGTTGCTTTTCGGAATCCCACTCTTTATCCGATACCTGGATAAAGGTGGAAAAATCATTAGCGGCCACACCCTCTACTTTGATCCGGCAATATATGGCGGCTTTACCATCCGGTTTTTTTCGGTTCTTCCGTTTGATGAACAGAACACGCAT